GGAATCGAGTTGCGTATAAGCGCAAGTACCAGTTCACTGCAGTTGCTGGTCGCCTTGGCTCCGCGTTCTTAAAACTGTATAAGGGGCAAGTCCCGGCGAAGAAAGTACCGCTCGAGGACCAGCATTATTACACGCATTTTATTTGTAAGGGTGCTTTGCGCGCGCTCAACATTAATGCGTTGAAGGACATTACACGATACGTGTTTTCCCGCCAGTTTTTCCGGATCCAATGGTTCGGTAAGGGAGACGACGGATGTGGACAAGTTTAATGCGAACTATCCACACACGCACGTTGGACACGAATACGTAGCCACCGAGCCTAAACTCGCCCAAATGCGAGTTATTGCCGCACTGCGGCGTCCCGGCAACCTCATTTTGCGTAGGTTCGTCGGAGGGCTGGAGCCAATGTTCTACAAGGCACCGCGGAACCCCTTCGCGTTGCCCCACCCGCCAGGCCGATCACCATTTGGTAAAGGGCTCAATGCCACCGAGACAGCGCAGTTGGTGGCGGACAGCTGGGCCCTTTATGATCAGCCAATCGCATTCATGCTGGATGCCAGTCGAGCAGATTCTGTGATAAGGCACGAATTGCACTGCCTTAAGTTCGACTTATACCGGCATTGGCTCACACCCGAAGCACGTGCGTTGCTACACCGCGTGCAGCCCCTCTACTTGCGGCCCAAGTTTGAGGAGAGCCAGGGTGTGCGGATCGAAGTTGGATCTTACCTAATGTCCGGGGTCCAGGATACGGCACTCACGAACAATGTCGTGTTCTGGATGATCCACTCCATCTTCCGACTTGCCCTGCAGAACGAGCAGGGTTTCGGCGACGTGGTGCGTGAAGTCCTCCCAGACTTCCCCACGATCGCACTGGGCACTTACGATTGGCTGGTCTTGGTCAATGGTGACGACTCGATGGGTGAATTACCCGTCATGACGCTTATTGCACCGCATATCCAGCCTTTCTTTGCCCTTTTCGGAATAGACATGCGTATTGACGGCCAGTCCTCCACGCTCGCAGAAGTAGACTGGTGCCAATCTCGCCCCATTCTTGGGGCACGACCTAACGGCGAACCCATGCTACGCATGGTGCGTAACCCGCGTAAGGTCGTATGCAAAACGCTGTCATCGCACAAGTGGGCCAACCTCACCCAGCTGGACTACAAGTATCGTCTAGCAACAATCGGCGCATGCGAACTCATTCTCAACCTTGGGATTCCGGTCCTGCAGGAGTTCGCACTCATGTTAATCCGATGTGGATCGACCAAGAAACTCCTCAAGCACGACAATTCCGGATCTTTTTATCGTGCACAGATCGAGATGAGGAGGTACGGGTTGCGTGAGCTGCGCGTGATGTCACCAGCACCGGTTTCGGCCGAGACGCGGCGTGCTTTTCATGCCGCGTTCGGTGACGCCTACACGCCCGAGCGCCAGATTCGTCTGGAACAGTATTTGTCCACATACGTACTCCCGCCCTTCCATCGTCGCCACCGCCTTAGGTGGGACCTTGAGCGGGGGTTGTTCCAGTGACACATTGTGTCAAACTTTGCGGCTCGTATGAACCGCCACGCACAGACAAGGTGCGTGTATCTTTTTGCGACGTTAGCAGTAAACATCGCCACGATCATGTGTATCCTAATGCCCACGGGGGTTTACCGAGGCCGCGCGTTGCCAACACGCACGTAAAAGCTAAACGTTGGCACTCCAGTACGATCTTCTTTGGAGTGCATCCTAGTCCACAGGTGGATGCACGGACTGCGGCTGGAGTACAGGGAGGCGAAAGCCTATTTGCAAGTGTGCGCCCTAAAGGCTACTTGCACTGTGGATGTATGGGAGCATCTGGGAGGATGCTTACCATGAGTCAAGAAAACATCCCGCCAACAACAACAAGAACAAGAACAAGCAGCACACCATGTCTACATCTGCTGTGCTTGCGGTGCTGGGTCTCGATCGGCGCATTCGTGTGTGCAGAAATGCAGATCACACCACGTGTGCACCTGAACAATGGTCTCTGCTGCTCAACACACCTGCTTCTATCATCTCTTCGCCAAGTGTTGCTGTCTTT